TCGTATTCGTTTTACCCGCCTCGACACGCATGGCCAAGGTCGGGCGCTCATATAAAGGCTTGGAATCACATGATTCCAAGCCTTTTTGCTTGCGGAAGCAGTCGAAGAAGATGTTTCCATGAAATTGTCTATATTGACAAAAGTCATGACTTTGTTGACACGCACACGAGATAGTTGGGAATATCAGAAGAGTCGGAACGGCTTATTTTTGCGGAAACAAAAGGTGGGCGATGAGGGACTCGAACCCTTTGCGCTCGGTTTTCCCGATCGTTGTTATTCCGCCGTTTTCCCAGTGTTTCCAACGGTTCCCGCATGGTTCGCAATTCACTTCAATTCACTGCAATTCACTGCAATTACCGGAAGAGTGTGGGCAAAATGTGGGCACGGATTGGCGTGGCTTACCAGACCATGGGTAGTCCGAGGCATTGGCGCGCCCACCGTTCCACCGCCAGATTCTCCGCATCGTCGCCAAGCAGGAGCAGGAAGCCCGCGTTCTTACCAAGCGAAGCAGGTTCGAGCTTCTTGATCACACCACGCTCCTGTAGGAACAGCCAAGCGTTGCTTATGTTCGTCTTGACTGTGTTCTCGCGCTTCTTCATCTCCTTATCGGCATTCTCGCCCATGGACTGCTCCGGCGTGAGCAGAATCATTCCGAATGCGTCGGCGATGGCACGCCAGCCGAGCGTGTAGTAGCGGCATGGCGCGTTGACCTTGCGCAGCTTCTCCGGTGGCTGGTTGCGTTCGCGGTCCCAGTCGTAGGTCATGGAGCACATGAAGGAGATTGCGAGTTGCGCAGTGGTATAGCAGGTCAGGTTGTCTCCGCGCTTCTTGGCGAGGCGTCCGGTGCGGTTTAGGTCGTAAAGGGCTTGCGTGTTCTGGTATCCCATGTCTTCCATGTCTTTCCCTCCATGCTTTGCCTTAGAATGGTACATGGAGAATCTAGCTGGTTTTCCGTCGCCCCGATTTGCTCTGGTCAGCGTCGGGGCTTTTTCGTTTATAACTGCATTGTAATTGCACTCGAAAGTAAAAGTCAAATTGCACAGCGAGTAAAATTGCAAAAGAGAAAGTAGAGACGTTTGGTGCAATTGTGATTGCACATATATAAGCTATACATGCTTTAACATTCTTTTTATAAGGAGAATGTGCCGGAAAATCAACGCTTACCCACGTTACAGGCCAGCCGGCTTAAATATAAGCGCATATGAAAAAAGCCCCACAAATGTGGGGCAAAGAGCATTGATGACGCTATGCGATGATTCGAGTCTGCACGTCACCAATGCGCACAGCTTTTAAGGCAGAGTCCCGACATTCATTGAGCTGCACATCGGGACTCGAACTGTTTTCAATGATGCTGTTATAGAAGGCGGCGCACCTCTTCGCGAATCTGCTCAGAGTATGCATAGATACCATTAAGCGTATCGATAGGCATACGCTCGCAGTTCTTGTTTTCGTCGAAAACACCGAGATATTTCTGCTTAGTGTTGAAATAAAGACGAACAATTGGCTTGCGGTTGTTATCGTCGAGGAATACTGCGCAGTATCCCTTTGCGTCTCTCATCGTTACACGTTCCGGATCCACATCGCTGCATGCGATGGCTTTGATGATTCGGTAACCGGCGATTTCCTCCTCGGTGGTGACGATTCCATCGTCGTCGTTGCCATTGGATTCGTCTTCGTCGTTTGTTTCCTCGTTTGCGTCTGGCTCGATTGTGTCGATCTTGATATCATCCGCGCCGAGTGCCGTCTTGAGTCGATCGTTGACCTGATCTGACAGATACTGCTTCAGCGCCTTCGCCACCAATGGCCTGAACTTCTCCATGACCGACGCATAGAACGCGCCTTCGTACACGTGCGAGGCGAGCAGCTTCACGAACTCGTCCGACGGCTCTTTGAACTCGTCGCCGACGGCCCTCTTGAGTGCACCCACGTATTTGAGCTCTTCGGCACTGCTGGCGATGGAATCAAGGTCGAACGCCGGCTTGGTCAGCTTCTGCAACGCCGGGATTATCGTCGGGTCGATATCCAATAGATCCAGCACCAGGAACGGTTTCGAGTCCATGCGGTTCGGTTCATCGATGTCCATGTAGAAATTCCATACCTGGCCGTTGGTCAGAACGCCGATGCGCGCGTTCGTCACCGCGAAATACCGGTACAGCTGGCTTGCGTTCTCCAAGCTGAGCGGTACGCCGATCTTCTTGCATTCGATAAGAATCTGCACTTGATCGTCGTGCACGAGCGCGTAATCGACCTTTTCGCCTTTTTTGACTCCAACGTCGGCGGTGAATTCTGGCACGACTTCGGTTGGATTGAATACGTCATAACCGAGTACCTGGCCGATGAACGGCATGATAAAAGCGTTCTTTGTAGCTTCTTCGGTCTCGATTCCATCCTTTAGGCCGCGTACCTTTGCCGCAACCTGATTAAGGCTCTCTTCAAATTCCATCGTTATTCTCCCTTCTTCTTGGTTCTATCGCTTAAATGATGCAGACTCGCTCAGACATTGCCAGTCGGAAGTCTCCGAGCACCTGCTGGGTCACCTCCAGTTCCTGGGCGATATTCCACGAATTCCCCTCGTACATTTGTTCGAGCATGCCGTAGCGGAGTGGGTCTATCAGCGTCAAGGCGGTTTCGCGTCTTGCCCTATGCTCCTCGCGACTCTGTGCCACATGGCCACATGACGTGTCGCCGTGCCGCCAATGCAAGAGCTCGTGCACCAACGTGCAGCGCTTCGCCGCATAAGTGAGCCGACGGTCTATGAGGATGACGCGGGTTTCGTCGTCGTAGCAACCCCATAGTCCGTCCGGCAGGATGGCGCTGGATACGGTGACAGGCAGGCCGATGATGGCGCGGCGCATGGCGCCGTATGTCATGCGCCGGTCGATCGGCAGGTCAGGCAGGCTCGTCGTAATCTGGCCCAGCCTCTCCATCGATGGCCTCCTGCTTGCCCGCTGTGTTATAGGCGGCAAGACCATAGCCGCCTGCCTGCGCTTTCCTCTCGGCGGCTTCGACCGCATGGCGTTTGGAGTCCATCACGATGTCTCCGATGGGTACGCCGGTCACTTCGCTGATGCGTTCCAGGTCACTCAGATTGAGCGGGCGCGTGAAGTTCTGCCGTTTGTACCAGTAGTCCTCGCCGAAGCCGCAAGCCTTGGTGAATTCCTTGATGGTCATGCCGCTTTGCTTTTGAAGCCTGACGCACTCTCGCATGACCTGTTTTGCGAATGCGGTCACTTCGTTTGCTTTCATACCCATGCCTCCAGTATAGCCAATTACGTAGTCAATGTGTACAAATTGTAAAGAACTATGCAAATTCATAGTCTAAATCTACGAATTTGCATAGATTAAAACCGTCGAAAGGAAAAACGAGATGTTGAGCACCAAAAGAACCAAGACCCCCGACCACTACCCATGCGGCCACATGCGCGGCCCCGGCTGGCACGACTGGCGCGCATGCCTCACCAAACAGGTAATCGAGGAGGATGAATGGCCGGTCTGACGGAAACAGCCACCAGAAACCTCAAAGCGGAACTCGCAAGACACGACAAGACACCGAAAGACCTAGCAAAAGCATGGGGCCTCGAAATAAGAGCCGTAAACAACAGGCTCAAAGGCCACACGCCACTCTCGACAGACGAAATCGAAAAAGCGGCATCCATGCTCGACATGGAACCCGAAAACCTCGTCATGCTCCTCATCCAGCCAATCGACAGCATCAAACAATTCAAAGCCTGAAACCCACAAAGGAGTGTCCGATGGACAGCAAGACCTACACCAAAGAACTGCGCAAGGCCTGCGTGGAAGCCGTCTTCGACGAATTCGAGACCCATGGCGAAATAGTCCACCCATTCAAGGCCGGGGATGCGGAGGCCATGAGGTCGCTCGACCGCATCGTCGGATACGTCGACCTCGACGTATCCGGTCTCGTGGACGTCATCATCGACACGATCGTCAAGGAAGCGCGGAAATGACCAGCCAACTACTCAACCCGCCAAAACCGCCGACACTCCACGAAACCGGAAGCCTGCTGCTCGCATCAAGCGGCTTCTACATCCGTCTCCATGAGGACGGCAGCGCCAGCCTCGTGGACGGCATCCAAGACGTCACCCTCGCGGACTTCACCTCGGCGGAAATCGAAGACATCGCCTACAACCTCTCCAACAAGATCGGAGCAACAAGATGACATTCCTGGGACGACGAGATCAGATCCTCCAGAATCTGCGCGACCTGTTCACCCAGCTCAGCGAGGAGACTGACGAGACCAGGCGAACGCAAATCGAAGCGAAATGCCGTGAACAACTCGACCTGCTCGAACTCAACGACAAGGTGGGAAACACAAGATGAGCTGGATGGATGACGGCGGATTCGAGATGCAGGCATTCATCGCCCAGGATGGCAGGCCGATGGCGCGAATGGTCTTCTGCACATCGACAGGCCCAACCTGCTTCATCCTCACCAAGACCGAGGCGCAGCGCGTCCGCCGCGAATGCAATCGAATCCTCAAGGAAATGGAGGCAGACAAATGACCAGCCACGGCAGCAAGCCCGAAGCCAGGAAGCCGAACTACACGCTCCGCCGTATCAAGACCCTGCTCGCCATCATCGGATTCGTGAGCAGCGTGACCCTGCTGTTCACTTGGCGGACAGCGGACTCGCAGACTGCGACCGTCCTTGTGAGCGTCATCTACATTCTGACAGGCCTATGGCTGACCGTGCGGTTCGCGCCACGCGAATAAAGACTTCCCACCAGCCGACAGTCCAACAAAACAAACCATTGGGATGTTTTCGCGGACATCCACGTTCACCAGTCGGCTGGCGGGGAACACATATAACTGAATATCGATTATTATCCACGCGCCGACCACATCTTGCTTCACATACACTGTAGGCGCACTCGGCTGGGCGACGGTTCGCCCGTCCACGGATTCCAATCTTCTCCTTTCTAAATATAGGCAGGCACTCCGGTGCTTGCGGGTCCTTTCTTACTATGCCTGACTGCTTCAATCACAGTCGGCCACGCCACCGGCCGCCAGCATGTTCAGGTCATGCTCCAACAGCCAAAGGGGCGCTCCGGAATCCAAGGACGGCACTGGTTCGACTCCGATGCCAGCCACTCAGCCTCATCCACTCGTCAGGAATGGGGCATACAACGCCAAACAAGCAAAGGAAAGCCAATGAACGACATGAACATCAACGCATGGCCTGACCGGGAGATCAACGGACTCTTGGACGGACAGCCCGCAGGATGCCACTTCCACCAAGTCATCTTCAACGATTCAGGTGAAATCAGCAACCTCAAACCAGTGGAGACAGCGAATGAATGAGCTTCAACCGGCTGACATCCGGTCGGAAATCGCGTCGGCGGACAGCACCCAGCATGCAGATGAACTCGTCACGGAAATGCTGAACAAGTCTTATGCGTTGCTGTCTCAGGCTGTTGCCGCCACGCAGACCGACCCCATGAAAGTCAAGGACATCAAGTCCTATGTCGCAACCGTGGAAGAGGCCGCGAAGCAGAAGAACGTGTCCCGCAGCATCCAGCTGGATGCCGCCGAGATGAGCCGTCGAGCAGAATACTGGCTTGAGAAGGCTCTACGGGACGCCGAAGCAAACGGCGAGTTGGCAACGCAGGGACAGAACGGCGGCAGGCCACAAAAAACTTCCTTTAACGTAAAGGAAGTTTCCAAGAAGCCCAGCAGGTCTGATTTCATTCCTCAGCCGAATGAGGCGTCCGACCTCCGCAAGATGGGCAATGCGACTCCCGATCAATTTGAGCAAGCCAATCGCGAGGCCCGTGCTGAGAACAATCCCAGCCGAGCGAACGTGGTTCGGAAGATTCAGAAAATCATCCATCGTGACAGGCATGAGCCTAAACCGGTAGCCCCACAGGCTGCACTGGCAAGACCCAAGCCCAAGAAGAGAACCAAGGTCATGCAGGCCATCGAAGTAAACCTCCTTGACCTTGATAACACGGCCACCATCTTTCAAAACCTCGACGTTTCCAATCTCGATGCTGACACAGCGGAAGGCTACTTGCTGCAGCTCACCGAGATCATCAAAACACTCAACAAATTCAACCGTCAGCTAAGGAAGGCAGTGAACAAATGAAAAGCATAGCGAAGCGCCACAGTCATCTCGAAACCATCAAGGTCGGCGACATCCGCATCGACTGCGATGCGCAACGAGACGTGACCAAACAATCCGTCAAAACCCTCGCATCGAACTTCAACCCAGACCTGATGGGAATCATCGTCGTGTCCCATCGTGATGGAGTGTACTGGGTCATGGACGGCCAGCATCGAGTCCTCGCATTGAAGGAAGTCCTGGGCGATGACGCGGACGAATGGCCGGTGATCGCCGAATGCTACGAGGGATTGAACGAGGAGCAGGAAGCTGAAATGTTCCTCAGCCTGAACAATCGCAAGACCGTCAGCGCATTCGACAAGTACAAGGTCGGCGTGACCGCGAAACGGCAAGTACCGGAAGACATCGAGCGTATCGTCACCGCGCATGGACTCCGCACCAGCAGGGACGGCAAGGCCGGCAGCATCAGCGCCGTCACCGCATTGCAGGCCGTATACACGCTCGGAGGCTACAAGCTCCTCTCGCGTACGCTGTCGGTCATCAGCGCCGCATGGGATGCGACCATCTGGGACTCGTTCATCATCAAAGGCGTCGCCCGCTTCCTCAACCGCTATCAGCTGCGGGTGAAGGACGAACGTCTGACCAGAGTGCTCGCCGATTATCCGCTCGCGAATAAGGGCTTGAAGATGGCCGCTGAGAAGAATCGCAAGACCTACGGCATCAACCTTGAAATCGCCACCGCCGCCGCGATCACCGACGCATACAACAAGGGGCGTCGCGGAGTCACCAGCCTCGGCAACTGGTTCAAGGCGGATGACGAGTGATGTCTTCGATACGACTCAATCCAAGAACCGCGCAAATGCTTGTCTCCATCGGTGATCTGACCGAAGACCTGGACAGCAATCCAGCTGTGAGCAGACTGCAGATCGCCGCGAATCTCGGCATCGCCGACGAGACGCGAATCAAAAACCTTTGGCACAGGATGCAGTACCTCATCCGCATCGGACTCATTCGTGAAGCATACTGCGCGCGCGGTAACAAGCGCCTGTACCAGTTGACCTCAAAAGGCTACCGGTATCTCTCTGACTTCAAAAATCAAGCATGAAACGAAAGGCAAAACAATGGCAAACAACACTAACAGCAAGCTTTTTTCCCTCGACTGGGATGCTGTCTCCGACAAGCTGCTCGCACTGCACGACAAGCTGAAGGAAATTGAAATCGAGCTCGTGCACAATAGTGCGACCATCACCTCCGAGGAGCTGCCGGACGCCGACTCGGACTATTTCGACACCTTGCAGGTCCTTGACGATGACGTGCGAAAGCTCCTGTCGGACATTACGAGCATGCGATACGAGCTCATCGAATTCGACAAGTTCATTTCCAGCGAGCATAGACCGCTGCCATCCATCGAAAAGCATGTCTGATCTGCTGACTCCTCAGGAATTGGCCGACCTTCTGCATGTGAGCCCCGGCACGCTTGCGAATTGGCGCAGCAATGGCCGTGGCCCGAAGTATCTGAAGGTCGGCCCCGAGCCGCCAGCTGACCGTCAGGATAGGCGGCGCGTGAGATACGAGCGTGACACCGCTGAAAAATGGGCGATCGCGCATGAGTTTGTGAGGACGGTTGCTAGATGAGAGTCCACAATGATGAGCACCGTTTCGTGCCTGGAACACGCCAGGCGAGTGGATTCCAGTTCGGCGGCGTGGCCGGCACGTATATTCCGCCGACCCTGACGGAGCAGGGAATCGACGTGGACGAATTCATCCGCGAAAACCACTCGCTCATCGAAAACTTAAGGAAAGGAACACGTTGAAACACGAATACACGGACGACGAACTCGCCGAACTGAAGAAAATCTACGACGAATCGGGCGAAGCCGGCCTCAGCATCACCGAAATGCGAGCGTTGCGCAAGGCCGGACTCCTCACGCAGGGTCTACCGGCGAAACCGGCGGAACCGTCGAAACGCGATCTCATCCTCGCGCACTGCAAGAAACGCATCGACCAAGGCAAAACGTTCGACGGCAAGGAAACAGCCGAAGCGCTCGGCCTGAGCCCGAAAACCGTCGGCAACATTCTCGGCCAACTCCGCAAGGAAGGACTGCTGCCGGCCTTCAACCAGCATTCGCCCCGCACACGCAAAAACACGAAAAACGCCACAACCGGAAAGAAGAAAGAAACCATGACCACCACATCGAAAAGCGCAGCGGCTAACATCACCGAATCGAAAATCACGGCAAACGACGTCACCACCGGAACCATCGACGTCAAGCCACAAGCCGCAGCCGATCCACGCGCCATCATCTCCAACGCATTGACCGGCATTTTCGACGCCATCAGCGCATTGCAGCGAACCGCGTTCCAGACCAACGACAAAGTGGTCTACGGATTCGCCACGAAACTCCTCAACGGCGAACTCATGGACTTGAAGGCCAACTACAGCAAGGACGCAAAATGAGGCTCAAGTTCGATAGCGAGAGTGGCGTTTTCACCATCGAGCCAGAGTCCTTGGCGGAAACCGTCAAGCTCAGGACGTCCGCGTTGGATATCGCCCATCTGCTGGTCAATTATTTCGACGCCGACATCATCAAAGCAGACATAAACAAGCCAAGCAATCAGCAGGGAGCCTGAAATGAAGCGTATCCCACTCAAGGACACGGAACGCTACACGTTGGAACGGTTCCGACAGTGCAAGAAAACGGAACGTCATCTCGCATGGCTGAAGAGCCGTAAGGCGGGTGTGGGCGGTTCGGACATGAGCACGATCCTAGGTCTTAATGCTTTCAAGACGCCTTACGATTTGTGGCTTGAGAAGACAGGCCGTGTGGAACCGGAGGACATTTCGGACAAGTGGGCCGTCATTCGTGGCAATGCCCTGGAGAACGAGCTTAGGAAACGATTCCGCGCCAATCATCCTGAAATGCTCGTCACGGACGGCACCGACAAGCAGTTCATCGCTCGCCAGAGGCCATACCTGCGCGCTTCCCTTGACGGCATCCTGCAAAGGGAGGACGGAAGTTTTGGAATCCTCGAAATCAAAACGGCGAGCGGCCGTCGAGCGGGGGACTGGCATGACGAGGACGGCAACCTCCGAATTCCACCTTACTATCTCGCTCAAGTCGAGTTCTATGCGCTCGTCACCGGATGGACGTGGGGCTACGTCTACGTCGCAATCGGAGACGACGAGCCGGTAGAAATCCCGTTCGAAGCCGACGTGGAGGATATGGCTGCGATCGACAAGGCCGCAGCCGACTTCTGGCATTTCGTCACTTCCGGCACTCCACCGCAGTTGACCGGCGGTGACGTGCAGAAGGCGTTCCCGGAACCCACGCCGGACATCGTGGACGAAAGCGCCGACGATGACCTCTACGACCTGCTCGCAAGATACGAGAGCGCCACCGGAATGCTCAATGACATGAAGGCCACGCAAAAGGAACTACAGGAGCAGATCATCCTGCGCATCGGCTCGCATACGGGCGTGCGCTGCGGCAACCTCCAAGCCACCTACAAGCCGACGACCCGCAAGGAATACGTCGTCAAAGCCGCCACATACCGCAAATTCGCTTTCAAATCCATCGAAGAAAAGGAGCAATAATCATGGGAGCAATCGCACAGCAGGCGCAAGGCCGGCAGATGGTCGAAATGACGCCGAAAAAGAACCTCCAGATGCTGATGAAGAAGAGCTGGCCGCGTATCGCCAGCGTCGTCGGCAACAACATCAGCCCAGACCGCCTCTACCAGATGTGCGTGTCCGCCATCAACAAGACACCGAAACTCGCGGAATGCTCGCCGCAAAGCGTGCTCTCATGCTTCATGACCTGTTCCGCGCTCGGATTGGAACCGTCCAACGTGGACGGATTGGGCCGCGCCTACGTGCTTCCCTTCTACAACAAGAAATCCGGAGGAATGGAAGCCACGTTCATCATGGGTTACCGTGGCATGATTGACTTGGCGCGACGTAGCGGCCAGCTCGTGGACATCAGCGCCAGAGCAGTACACCAGGGAGATGAATTCTCATACTCGTATGGCCTCAACGAGGAGCTGCACCACGTGCCATGCGCCAACCCCGGCGAACTGACCCACGTGTACATGGTCGCTCATTTCAAGGACGGCGGACACTACTTCCTCGTCCTTAACCGTCAGGAGATCGAGCAGGCGAGGGCACGCAGCAAGAGCGGCAATTTCGGCCCGTGGAAGACCGATTACGAGGCCATGGCGAAGAAGACCGCCATCCGTCGCGCCGCCCCGTACCTGCCTTTGACCGTGCAGGCGCAGACCGCCGTCGCCGCCGATGACATCACGCCTGACTACGGCGACGTGTTCCAACCTGTGCTCGATGACGATAGCGCCGACGAAGCCGATGACGTGACCGCCGAAGTCATGGAAGCGGATACGCCGGAGGATACCGAAGCCGACGTGAAGGAGGCCGAGTGATGGCAGTGGAGAAGACCGATGCCGCGATGATCGTAAATCGGCTCAGAATGGCGCGTGAGCTTGAAGATGATTGTCTGAAGCAGCTTGTCGATGCCGAGCCCGACGAGGACGGCATCTACCGTGACGCGCAAGGCGAATTATGGGTGCACTGCGCCGATGTGTGGAAGAAGCTTTTGTTCGACTATGACGCAAGAGCCCTCGATTTGGGCTGTGACAGGACTTGGGAGTCTCTTTTGAACTGCGATCCGATTGAAAGAATGCCGTTTCGTTTCATCACGCCGCTTACCGAGGAAAAGGAGAACTTCTGATGGCCGGAGAAACCGTTATCACGATCGTCGGCAATCTGACCGCCGATCCGGAATTGCGCACGACCCGCAATGGCGGCACGGTGGCGAATTTCAGCATCGCGGCAACACCTCGCACGTTCGACAAGCAGTCGAACCAGTGGGTGGACGGGGACGCGCTGTTCCTCCGCTGCTCCGCTTGGCGTGACCTCGCCACTCATTGCGCGCAGAGCCTTGCGAAGGGCATGCGTGTGATCGCGCAGGGTCGTTTGCAGCAGCGTTCCTATCAGGCGCAGGACGGTTCCAACCGCACGGTCGTGGAATTGCAGGTGGACGAGATCGGGCCAAGCCTGCGTTATGCGACGGCTCAGGTGCAGTCAGGCGGATACCAGGGCGGCAATGCCAACGGTGGCGGCTATCAGCAGCCACAGCAGGCACAACAGCAGTCGCAGGCTCCGGCCGATGATCCGTGGGGCGCGCCAGCCGGAGAGCCTGACTTCTGATGCGCGAATGGATTGAACCGCCGGACGTGGAAACCACATGTCCCAGGCATGGGTGCGCGCTGTATCCGGCGCGCCCCATCCCATGCCCCGAATGCGAAATCGAAGCCGAAGAACAGGAGGCCGATCAATGAGCGGCAAGCAACGCAAGCGCAGTCGCAGGACCGCGAAGGGCAACGGCACGCGCATGGAAACCGCAGTCGAATCCTACTTGCAGTGGGCATTGGGGGACATGCGCATCCAACGATTGCGACTTCACGGAAACAAGGACATCGGTGACATCGGCAACGTGTACTGGCATGGCCAGCCCGTGTGCATCGAAGTGAAATGGACGCAGACCATGGACGCGCCGCAGCATATGCGCGAGGCCGTCAAGGAAGCGGGAAACATGGACTCGCCCTACCCGTGGGTCATCCAGAAGAAGGCAGGCGTGGGACTCACGTCCATGAACAAGCTCGGACAACAGCACGCCTACACCACCACCGAAGTGATGGACGCGATGCTCATGCTCTCACCATCGGCATTGCGCGCGCGAATCAAACCCGAACCATTGGGAAGGAAGAAAACCATGTGTCTAATCACATTGCAGGAGTTCGCAATGATGCTCAACAGTGGATTGCCGCTCGGCCCGGACACGGAGGAATGATGGCTACCAACGTCACCCAGAAAGACAAGACGCTCAACGAAATCATCGACTGGGCGAAAAGTCGCTGTCATGAAGCCGGACTTTCCAGATTCGATGTCCGCAGAAAGAGCGACCGAGACTTCTATGACGGCCAAGTTAACGCATTCCATGAAATGCTAGAGCTTTGCCGTTCCATGCTTGGCTATTCCGGCAACATGCCCACGGAAGTACCGAATCAAAGCGAGGACGCGAATGTGAGGGCAGTAAACCGATGAACAATGACCAAGGGCAAGCGGTGTGGCGTGAAAGCATCGAGAAATACGGTAAGGAGATCCAAAGCATCGTCTGCATGGAGGAATGCTCCGAACTCATCCAAGCCGTCAGCAAGTGTCTTCGCGGCAAGCCTGACGCCACTGACAATCTTGCGGAGGAAATGGCCGACGTGACCATCTGCCTGTACCTGCTCAAGGAAATGTACGGCATCACCGACGAGCAGTTAAATGAATGGATCACACGCAAGACGGCAAGGCAATACGAGCGAATGCAGGCCGATGACCCATTCCTGAAAGGCGAGGACGCGGAATGAGCGACTACCGCGATGGATACGTGCAGGCCATATGCGAAATAGGCGCAATCGCCTATGAAAGAGCGGCAGAAGCCCGACGCCGAGAAGGACTGGCATATGAGGCCGAGGAATACGAGAAGGAGTCATTTTGGCATGCGGTGGCCGTCACCGCCGAAATGTTCTACGACTACTGCCAAGAACGACGTGAAAAGGAGGACACGGAATGAGCATCGCAGAGCAGGAAGCCAGACAAACATATCCAGCCGAATACCAATACGATTCGCGGGAAGCTTACATGCGTGGCCGCGCAGCACCACCGGCTGACGTTGAGGTCGAAGCCGTGGCGAAACGACTGCTGTGGTGGGACATGGCACCAGCCTGGGAAGACGTCATGCCCAGTGAGGACTGCTTCTGGACTCTGGCCGAGCCGGAAATGCGAGCCAATTATCTCAGGGACGCTCGGGAAATGCTCGAAACCGCACGGAAGACGGTAAGCGAATGAGCAAAACGATCAAATATGTGGAATGCGCCCACTGCGGCGAGGTTGTCGGCACATATTGCGTGACCTGCCCGTACTGCGGCTACCGGCTGTCCGCGTGCAAGCCAACGACTGGCATGGATCCGCTGTATGGCATGACCGACAGCGAATTCTACAAGCGATTCGGGAGCCTGTGATGGAAGATGTTGGAATTCTTCCTTGGCCCCCACCAAGCTTGGAGGCACTCGAAGAAGCTTTGGATTCGATGGACCACGACGGAATCACAAGAGGAGATTAGGCGATGGCTAGACGTGGCTACGTGCAGCTCGTGAACGGCTTCTACGACAACGACAAGATACGTGACCTCGTGCGCATGGGCCGCGCCGATTCCGTTGGCGTGTATTGCATGGCCCTCTCGTTGTGCGGGGACAGGCTCACGGACGGTTTCATCCCACGCCGCGCCATGCTCTCCAACATCGGAGCGACACCGGAACAAGTGCAGGCGCTCGTTGACGAGGGAATGCTTGAAGAGGTGGAGGAAGGATGGCTGATCCACGACTACGCCGAGCATAACCGCACCAAAGAGCAGGTATTGCACGCCAGGAAGAAAAGCGCCGAGCGCGTGGCCAAGCATCGCAACGAATCGGATGTAACGGCGTTACATCGGAACTGTAACGCTGTTACATCGGGACAAACACCAGAACACCAGAACACCAGAACCCAAAAGAAAGAGAAAGAAGAATATTCTTCTTCTTTCTCCAAAGAAACCAGCGCAGACGAATACCTGGAAACCGGCAGGCCGGAAGCCGACCGACAGATCAGCGGCCAATATCCCAACCTCGACCTCACCGACGCATGGGGAGCGTTCATGCAGCACCACCACGGCGAAACACGCACCGTCAACGACTGGACGCGACTCTGGAAAGGCTGGTGCCAACGCCGCGCCAACATGAGCGGCATACCACCCTCGAAACGACACATACACACGTGGAAATGCCGCCACGTGCTCGAAGCGCTCGGACGCGACGAAGAAACGGCACAGGCAGACGAAAAGGCCTGCGAATTAGCCGACAAACTCAACAAGGAGAAATCATGAGACACGACGAACCGGAAACCATGTGCAGCTTGGAATGGTTGGAACACGAACGCCGCAAGGCATGGCAGGAAGGCTACGCCGCCGGATGGAAAGACCAGGAATGCGATTTCCCGCCGCACACCACCGAAAACCCATACAAGGAGACCATCGAAATGAAACACAACCCGTTTGAAATCATCGCCGACAACGTATTGGCCGGTGCCGCCTATACGTCGCAATCATCAGATTCGGCATCGGTCAAGGAGCAGCACATGGACAACGTCAATCACCCAAAGCATTACGAGAACGGCCCGTTCGAATGCATCGAACTGACCCGCCTGTTGAGTTTCGACTGGGGCAACGTGGTCAAATACTGCTACCGCTGGCAGTCGAAGAACGGCGTCGAAGACTTGAGGAAAGCGCTCTGGTATGCGAACGACGCGGCGATACACGGCATACCGCTCTACGCTGACACCAATTTGTCTGGCCTGTGCAATGCATTGTTCGCCGCCCTCGGGGCCGCCGAATGGGCGGGGCTTAGAGGCATTTGGTGGGCATTCGCGAACAACGGTACGAAACGGGAAATTCTAACGGCCCTCAAGAACAAGATCAACGAAATCGAAAAGGAAGGTGAGTGATGGGCGACTTGGACAAGGTTGAGAAAATTCTGATTGGCGCACTGGTGGTATTCGGCGCCTCAATGCTCTCCCTGGGGGGATTAGGCATCTATGCGTCTTGGTATGCGGTCACGCATCCCGATTACGGCATGGTGACGGTCAGGACCGGCGACGTGAACTGGGTCTGTTTGACCGATCATGGCAAGACCATCGGCTGCGACACAGTGGAGGAATACAAGTGAAGAAAATACTCGAAGACATGATCATCAAATGGCATCAAGCGGGCTACGCGCTCGACGAGATCGCGCCGCTCGTGCCACAAGTGCCGAAAGCCGCAATCGCGGCCATCATTCACCAGCACGACAAGGAGACCAGACTTTGACCGACTGCCAGCACTGCCACAAGCCCATGAAACCGGCGACGGCGAACATGCTCTGCGCAAACTGCCGTGAAACCTACTGGCAGCTGATCCGCCAGCTCGGACACGTCCAACTGCCCGCCCTGCGAAGCATCATGCTCCGTCAGGCGCACATCGGCACCTCGGCACACACGCCAAACAAAGGCAACGCGCCACTGCCGATCGACACCCGCGCGCAGGACCTCATCGCAGACAGCGAAGCATGGCTCGCCGAACAGGCAGGCAAAATCAGAGCGGCATACGCTGGGTACGACTGGCGGAAAGCATGGTATGCCATCATCAGCAACCGGCACACCATATTGAACATGCCGACCGCAGCAGACGACTACGCCGCCCTGGAACACATCGCCAGACGCAACGAACAAGCGTTGACTCCGGAAGAAGCCATGGTCATCATCGGCACCTGCCCAAAATGCGGCCACCAAGCCACCAGCACGCCACAAGCCGAAACATGGACATGCCCAGCCTGCAAATGGCAAGGCGGAGTCCAAGCCATCAAAGCCGAACGTGACAACAAACTCTGGCAACTCGAATACACCGGAAAACCAGTCGAAGTCGCACGCTACCTCGCCAAAATGGACATCCACTGCACCAGCGACCAGATCCGCCAATGGCTCACCAGAGGCAAACTCCACGCCACGCCGACAAAACACAAAGGAGAGTACGTGTTCAACCTCGGAGAAATAACAGCCATGCTTGACTGTCACAATTAAAATGCTATACTGTCGTATGTTTGTAAAATGGTTCGCCAGAGATGGTTGGACCATTTTTCATATCCAGCTTCGATAGCTCAACGGCAGAGCAGGCGGAATAGCGCAAATACCAACGGTCGGACCACAAACCAACCATGGCGCCATACTGCACACGCAACCATGATGACAACAACGCATTCCACCCACGCCGGTCCGACTCCGGCACGAAGCACTTACAAGGCGGTGACCACATGCCAAGAATCCGCAAGACCACACGCCAATTCGAAAAAGACAAGGCCGCATTCTTCAACCAATGCAAAGCACGGCATGCGGTCTGCTGGTTGTGTGGCATGCCGATAGACTATGCAGCCACGAAGAACACCACCGACGATTCATTCAATCTCGACCACCTCTATCCCGTCTCGAAGCACCCTGAGTTGCAGTTCGACCCGGCAGGCTTCAAACCAAGCCACACCAGCTGCAACCGGCTCAGAAGCAACCAAGACCCACCAACACCAATCGGCACACTCTCAAGACAATGGATAACAACAGCATGAGCAAGGAGGCAATGATGCCACAGCAGCCAGTCACACTAGAGCTCACCGCCACAATCAGCGACAAGACATTCCCAATCAGCTCATTCACCGTCAACATCCCAGTCAAAGTCACCCACAACGAAGTCAACACCTTCACAGTCGGAGACACATACACCACACGCATCACTCCAAAACTACCAAGCACAGACGAACTCATCACACGATTCACAAACGCAATCAAAGCATTCAAGGCAGCATTCGAAAACAACCCCAAAGGGGTAGGGGCGGTGAAATCCTGAAAACAGAGCAACCACGCAACACTGCCCGCGTGGTTGCTCTTCCTCTCCCCGATAATGTTTTTTGTTGGTGGGTCGCGCGTAAGGAGGCGTTTTTCATGGCTGCGAAATTTCCGAAGAGTTCGGTGGCGGAGGCTTTGGAGCGTTCGCTGAAGAATACCGACCTCAAGGCCGTGAATTCGGCGGTGGTTGCTGCTGCTCGCGTGGTTGCGGCTCGGATTGATTCGATTCGCATGACTGGTTTCATTGATGAGCACGGGAAATTGGATAACGTCTCATTGCCGACTTTCCTCAAGTATTGTCAGAGTCTTGGTTTGACGGTGGATGCTCCGGCTAAGGTTGGTCGGCCTGCGAAAGCGAAGCCTGAGCCGAAGGCCGAGGAGTCGAAGAGCGACAAGGTTATCGCGATGGATGATTTCATGAAGCGGTTCGGCTGAGGAGGTTGCGATGGCTGCTGAGAATCTTACGGTTTTCGGTGCCATCGACGATGAGAAGCATGGCGTGACCTTGCCGCGTATCTTTACGCCGCCGCTCAGGCCGTTGACGAGGGAGACGAGCAATGGTTTCGCGGTGATCGCGTTCGCTGAAATCATGCTGCACGTGCATCTCTACCCGTGGCAGCAATGGCTTTTAGTGCATGCGCTCGAACTGCTTGAGGATGGTAGTTATCGCTTCCGCAAGGTCATCGTTCTGGTGGCCCGCCAGAATGGCAAGACCACGCTGATGGGCGTGCTGGCCGCATGGTGGCTTTTCGTGGACTCCAACAAGCATCCCGACCGAGTGCCGCCCGTGAAATTCCTCGTGGTCGGTGCCGCGCAGACGTTGGACAATGCCAAGGGCCCGTACAATCAGGTCAAAGAATGGTGTAATCCTGCTCCGGCGACCGATGAGGAAGCGGATCTGGTCATTCCGGACCTCGCCGCGATGACGCAGAAATTCGTCAACACCAACGGCGAGGAGGCGATCATCACCCGCTCGAAAGCGCGGTACATAGTCCGTGCCGACAAGAACATTCGAGCCAAGTCGGCGGCGCGTGTCGTGTTCGATGAGTTGCGTGAGCAGCATACGGACGATGGCTGGAATGCGGTGTCGCAGACCACGAAGGCCGTCTGGAGCTCCCAATTGTGGGGCATCAGCAATGCGGGCGATTATCGCAGCGTCGCGCTTCGCAAGCAGGTGGACAAAGGCCGCAAGCTTGTTGACGAGTGGACGCGCCTGAGCGCCGACGGTGGCAATCCTGCCGACGTGTTCCTGTCCGGCGAACAGGACGGCAGCTTCGGGTATTTCGAGTGGAGCGCTCCTGACAAGTGTCCGGTGGATGATGCCGATGCCATTCGCCAGGCGAATCCGTCGCTCGGCTATGGGCCGATGACCGTCATGAGCGTCAGATCCGACATTGACGGCATGACCGAGGCCGCGTTCCGCACCGAGGTCCTGTGCCAGTGGGTGACAGCTGACATCATTCCTTTCATCAGTCCGAAAATGTGGGCCAGCGGCATCGACTCGCGTTCCACGATACCGGACGGTAATCGTGTCGTCCTGTCCGTGGACACGTCGGCCGACCGTAAGACCACGTATGTGGCCGCCGCCGGAATGCGTGCGGACGGGTTGCCGCACGTGGAGTTGATCGCTCGCCGTGACGGCATGCTGTGGGTCCCGCATTATCTCGACCTGCTGCAGGAGCGTTGGCCGCATATCACGGAGATCGCCGTGCAGGGTAAGGGCTGTCCGGCAGTGGACTTCATCGACCCGCTCATCGAAAAAGGGTGGACGGTGCATCTCATCGAAGGCTTCCGGTTGGGCGCGTGTTGCGGCCGTTTCCATGACCGTGTGCGTGAGGGCAAGCTGCGGCATCTGCAGCAGCCCGCCATCGAACAGCAGGTTTCCGTGGCCGTATCCCGGCGTCTCGGCGAGGTCGAGGTGTGGGACAGGACGAAATCAGCATTGCAGATTTCTGGCCTAGTGGCCGAATCGCAGGCGCTTTACGCGTTGGAGACCATGCAAGTCGAAAACGAAAAACCGAAATATGCGCCGAGCGTGACCCATTTCGCAGTCGTATGACCCAGTGAGGAGGTTTCATGGGGTTCTTTTCCAGATGGCTCAAGAAAAGCCCGGTATCCGTGGCCCAGAAGTTCTCCGAATCGCCAGTCAACATTTCGCAGGTCGCGCAGCTGCCAATCGATTGGTTCGGCGCCGGAGTCTACGAGCGAGAGGCTGCGGTGCGCACCGTCATCGACCATATCGCGCGGAATATCGCCAGCATGCCGTTCAAGGTCTACACTCGCCAGCCTGACGGTGACCGCGTGGAGGACACCACAAGCCCGTTGGCGCAGTTGATGGCAAAACCGAGTGTGCTTCCTGGCATGACGCGCTACCGATTCTTCTACTCGCTGCTCTGCGATGGTCTGCTCAATGACCGTTGGCTCTGCCTGTTGGATGCCGACAGGCAGTCCGGCAGATTGTGGCTGCGGCGTATTCCGGTGCAGAATTTCACTCTTTCCGGCAACACTCTTGATGAGATCACCGGCGTGCAGATCAGTACCGGACAGCCGGAAGGAAGCCAGTACTTCAAACTGCCAGACCCGCAGATTCTGCTGGATGTGGGCTATAGCACGTCCGGCATCGGCGGTTCTCCCGTGTCCGGCACTCTCGCCCCGCTTCTGGCGGAGGCGCGTGAGATGGCCGAATATCGTCGTGCGATAGCGAAGAACGGCGGTCAGATTCCGGCGTACATCTCCCGTCCGAAGGAGATGCCGTGGCCTTCGCAGGAGGCGCAGGACGAATTCGTGCAGGGCATGCGCAACTACAAGGCAGGTGGAAATCTTGCCGGTGGCTGGCCGCTGCTCAACGACGGCATGGAAATCAAGACCGTGGACGCCTTCAAGCCGATTGACATGCAGGACATCGACGCGAGGGACAGGATTCGCATAGACGTGGCCAACGCCTTCCATATCGCGCCGGAGAATCTTGGCTTTCGCAGTGGCACGAATTCCAACATCGCTTCCTTCAAGGAGCAGATGTGGAATGTGGAATTGATGCCGTACATCGTGGCTTTCGAACAGTCGCTCAATTTGCTGCTGCCAGACGCGCTCGGACAGCCGGACGCCTACATCGAAGCGAATGTGGATGCGAAGCTTCGCGGCACGTTCTCCGAGCAGTATCAGGCGCTCAGCACGGCCACGGGGCGCAGCTTCATGACCACGAACGAGGCGCGGCGCATCCTCAACTATCCGAAGCTTGATGGTGGCGACGAATTGGTGACGCCCTTGAATGTGGCAACCGGAGGCCAGCCCAGCCCGCAGGATGGCGGCAGGACGCAGAACGCGCAACAGAACAATCCAGTGAACGGAGAAGGACAGTGAATCTCAAACAGCTCAGATTCAACGTGAAATCCTTGGACGATTCCGCAGGCGAAGGCGTGTTCAGCGGATACGCCAGCACTTTCGGCAACAAGGACCTGCAGGGCGACGTGATCGCCAAGGGCGCTTTCGCGGAGACCCTGGAAAAGGACTACGACGGCGGAGCAGGCATACCGATCCATTGGAACCATCAGGACGGCAAGCCGACCGACATCATCGGACGCACCTTGAGCGCCGTCGAGGACGAGAAGGGCCTGCTCATTTCGGCCCAGCTCGATATCGAGGATAATCCGACCGCCCAGCAGGCTTACGACCTGCTCAAGGATGGCAGGGTCCATCAGATGAGCATCGGCTTCGTGCCGACGAAGACCGCGTGGATCACGGAAAAGGGCGACGGCCCGTGGGGCGGCCATTCCGAATTCCAGCAGATCAAGCTTTTCGAGATCAGCGTGGTGCCGGTGGCCGCGAACCAGCAGGCCGAGATTCTGGCCGTTAAGTCAGGTCGCGCCATCAGCTCCGCCAACGAGGAGAAGCTTCGTGCCGCATTGGCGTCGCTGAACGAGGTGCTGGAAGGCATCGATTCCGACAATTCCAACACTTCCGACGAAGATAAGCCGGATGATTCCAAGACCGGCGAGAAACAGGATGATAAGAAGCTTGCCCCTGATAAGGGTAGGGACGCGGAGGCCGAGAAGGCCGAGCGTCTGAATGTAATCAAATCCGCCCGTGAACTGGTCACTGGCGGCAAGGACAACAAGGAGACCAAATGAGTTTCAATGATCGTCTCGCCAAGACCAAGGCCGCCATCGAAGCGGTGCTGGCCAAGGGCGAGGATAATCTCACCACTTCCGACATCGAGAAGCTGAAGGGTCTGAACGCCGAGGCGCATGAACTGCAGGATTCCATCGAAACGTTGGATGCAGTGCATAAGCGTTTCGCGGGATTGACCGACAATCTGGCGGACACCCAGAAGAGCGGAGCCGCATCCGGCGAGTCTCTTGGCGATTTCGTCGTGAAGAACATCGGCGAACAGCTGGCGAAGATGAAGGGAGTGTCCGGAGCGTCAATCGCAGCACCGGAATGGGCTCCGAGCCGCAAGGCCAACACTGACACGCAGGTCACCGGCGGCCCGTCCGGCGTGTACGGCTCCCTGCTGACCTACGTGGACCCGAATTTCGTCCAGGCTTACCGCCGCCCGACCATCACCAACCTATTCGGTGTCGGCGCGATGAGCGGACAGGCCATCACCTACTACGTGGAAGGCGAAAAGGAAGGCGATTTCAAAACCGTCGGCGAAGGCGAGAAATTCAGCCAGATCCATTACGCCGACGCGACCGAGCACACCGACGCATTATCCACCATCGCTGGATTCATCAAGGAATCCAACGACATGATCACCGACCTCGAATTTCTGAAGTCCGACATCGATGGACGCCTGCTCTACGATCTGAGCATCGTCGAGGAGAAGCAGCTGCTCAACGGCGACGGTACCGGCAAGAACATCAAGGGCCTGCTGAATCGTGAAGGAATCCAGTCATACACCGCTACCGACGCCGGCAATGACGTTGCCGTCCTGCACGCGCAGTCGATGATCTCCACCACGACCGGCATGATGCCGGATGCCCTTGTCATCAATCCGACAGACTATGAGGCCATTCGATTGAAGAAGGACAATGATGGCAATTTCATCGGCGGTGGACCGTTCTACGGCGTGAATGGCGGCGCGCTGACCATCACTCCGCGCCTCTGGGGTCTGGACACCGTGGTGACTCCCGCTGTCGACGCCGGCACAGCCATCGTCGGCTCCTTTAAGGGCGCTGCCACCTTCTACCGCAAGGGCGGCGTGACGGTCGAGGCCACCAATTCCAATGACACCGACTTCATCTCCGATCTGGTGACCATTCGCGCCAAGGAGCGTGTGGCTTTGGCCGTGCGCAAGCCGAAGGCTTTCGTCAAGCTGACCCTTAAGTAAGGAGACGTGATATGGCTCGACAGTTTCGAGTGATTCCAGCCTCGGCGGCGAAACTTGACCCGAATGCCAACGTGGCCGATGTGGTCTTCGTCGGGGCCAACGGCAAGCCGACCGACATTGGCAGCGCTGCAGTGAAGCCTGCAACGCATGTGGCTTTGGCCGCCGGCGCCACACCAACCAAGAGCGAATTCGACGCCCTGGTCAATTCTCTGATTGCGGCTGGCCTGATGGCTGCAGAGTAAGCGTGGAGGTCGGCATGAGTGATGCGAATGTGGTTCCCGACATGATTGCCGACCCTTCGGCCTTCGAGGATGACGCCGCCTTCCGGCTCAGGGCCGCGCAGGCGGCCATCCGCCGCGAATGTGGATGGCATGTCATGCCGAACGCGGCCTTGACGGGAGTACTGAACACTCGCGGCGGCACGGTGATCCGACTGCCAGCACGTCATGTGACGAGCATCGAATCATTGACCGACCGTCAGGGCAATCCACTGGCCTACGCCTACGACCCTGAGACGGGTTTGGTCGAATCCTTGTCCGGTGGCTTCCCGGCAGGTATTGCGGCCATCCGCTACGAGATTCACGCCGGATACGATGACGCGCCGGACGTGCAGCAGGTGCTCATCAGTGCCGCGAAGCGAGCGGGCATGAGTCCGGTCGGATTGGTCAAATCCCAGTCCACGAACGGTTCCAGCGCGTCGTATGACGTGGTGTCGCTCATGCAGGAGGAGAAGGACAAGCTCAAGCCTTACAGGCTTGGAGGATTGCCATGAGCCTGCTTGACGACCTGAATGCCGGTGGCGGCGGATGGCGTATGCCGGGCGTGACCAAGTGGCGGCGACTGCGTGCGAGGAAGGTCGATGACCCGTATTCCGGCGAGCAGGCTGGCGAGGACTGGTCCAATCCGGAAACCTTGGATTTCACCGGCGCTCTCGCCAGCTCCAGCAGCACGCGCACGCCCGACGGTCTGCGCGAGCAGACCACGAGCACGGCTTACCTCACGTCTCCAGATCCGACTCTCGACATCATGCCGAGGGACAGGATTCAAGCATTGCCGGATGACGGGCGACGTTGGGAGGTCAGCGGCTATCCGAGCCGTGACGCGAATGCTTTCACATCGTGGCAGCCGACGATCGAGATTCCACTAGCTGAATACAGGGGGTGATGGCTTTTGGGAGTGATGGTCAAATTCAACGACAAATATTTTGACGAACTGCTGAATTCGGCTGGCGTCAAGGCCATGACCCGTCGTGCCGCCGAAAAGACGCTCGAATATGCGAAATCGCATGCTCCGGTGGACACGGGCGCGTATCGCGACGGCCTCCAAATCGAGGAGGTCAAGCATGCGCACCGAACCACATGCATGGTGGTCGGCCACGACCCGAAGACCCTGCTCGTGGAGTCGCAGACGGGCAATCTCCGCAAGGCGTTGAAGGCAGGCAAAACATGACAGCAGTCTTGCCGCCAGACATTGAATTGTGGATCTGCTCTTTTCTGCGCGCCAGGCTTAAGCAGTCTTTTCCGACGATCATCGTTTCGAATCGTGAGCCGGACGATTACGACGGTTCACGGCCTCTCGTCGTGGTGCGTGACGATGGCGGCGTGCAGTCGAATCGCGTGCTCTTCGACCGGAGTGTCGGCGTGACCGTGCGCTATGGCTCTCGTGCCGCTCCGAAACCATGCCGTGACTTGGCGGCACGGATCTACGGCATGCTCACCGACCCCGATATTTGCTCGCTTGACGGTTCGCCGATCGCGGGCATTGATGAGGACGGGTGCAATGGTCCGTTTCCCGTGGCCGAGGATGCGAATATCGCACGCTACTACATGGCTCTCGAATTCTCCGCTATTGGGGAATTCCAATAATTTAAGTTTTCTGAATTTTTAAGGCGTTGAAACCAAGTGTTTCAGCGCCTTTTTTGTTGAAAGGACAAACAATGGCAGCCGATAAAGACGGCAACAACCTTGGCGCTGTCAAGGTGGTGCTTACCAGCAAGATTCTGCTGGCGCATTATGATGCCTCCAAGTCGCTCACTGCGGCGATGATCGCGAAGACCGTGGCCGAACCGATGAGCAAGCTGACCGGGATTTTCACGGTCGGACAGAATGTCGGACTCATCACCTCCGATGGCGCTCCGGAGGATGGGCGAGACGGCGATGACGCCACCGAATTCCACCAGCCTGGATACAAATTGCAGGCAGCAGATCCGAAGCTCACATTGGGCTTCACTGTCGCCGAGGACAATGATCTGACTCGTGAGATCATGAAGGGCAAGCCGGATTCGAGCGGCGTCTATCATGTCAAGGACATCGTTCAGGACGCTAAGTGGTTTGCCTATCAGGAGACGGTGTATAAGAGTGGCGTTCACCGTCGTCGTCTTGGTGTCGTGCAGGTCACGAACGCCGAACCTGACCAGGATAATCGCGGCGAGGTGTCCGGTGTCAAGCTGACCGGCGAATGGATTGTGGACGTGGCCGTGGATTCCGGCAACTCGAAGTATCTGGAGTCCTATTACACTCCGGCAGCCTGATTTTCGATTCTTCCCAGCGCGTGTTTCTTTCTCCCTTTCTTCGCACGTGCTGGGAATCTTCCTTTTAATCCGGTGAAGCAAAGGAAAAATTTAGTCGTTTGAAAGAAGGAAGAAATGAGCAAGAATATGACGCCGACTGTCGAGGAATTCGAAGCATGGACTGCAGAAGACGAGGCGAAGGCTCTGCGGGAGTCGGCAGAAGCCATGAACGTGAAGCACATCATCAAGGGCGACGGAGTATGGTTCCTGGCTCCTCATGGCCATATCTACAAGCTGCCTCTCGCGCTGTCGATTGATGATTTCGTCCGTCTGTCCGACCTGCAGTCCAATGGTGAGCAGATTCAGATGCTCAAGAGCATTCTCGAGGCCTTCGCCGGCGAGGATGCGGCAAAGGAACTGTCGAAGGAGCCTGCAATGGTCCCATTCAACATTTTGAGCTCCTACGGCGAGATTCTCGCGAAGATTCAGGGCGTGGAATTGGGAAAATCGTCGACTTCTGCCAGCTCCTCCGAGGAGAAGACGGAAACCGAATAAGGGCTGATTTCGCGGCGCGTGGATGGAGCCTGCAGGCCGACTTGGGCGGCAGGCTCCGCTATGCGGACGCGATAGCTCTCTTCGAGAGCATTTCGGCAGACCCGGGCAGTTACACCGGCATGGCTGCCGTGCATATGGTGCTGCCGATGGATGCGACGGCTATCATCACCGCGATTCAGGCTGGTGGCACGTCGATTCTTGGTGACCTCGCGCCCGAAAAAGCTGGGGAAAAGCATGTCGAAGTGACCGATGAGGAGCGTCGTGAGGCCGAGGCGTCGATGAGTGGTCTTTTCGGCGTCAAAAAGATAAGTGAATAGAGGAGGCTGTCATGGCTGGCGGTAGTGAGCTTGGCTCCGCGCATGTGAGCATTTTCCCTCAAATGCGGGGATTCCGCCAGAATGTGGCGAAAGAAACCAGCAAAGCCGTCTCCAACATAAAAAACGCCTTTTCGAAGGGTTTTGATGCGGGCAAGCAAGGCAAGACGCTTGGCGGCGCGTTTAAAAAAGGCTTCGGCGACGGCAGCAAAGAGCTGAATTCCGAAGCCCTGCAGTCCTTTAAAAAGGACGTGGCGCAGGCGAGCCAGAAGAACACGGATGCACTGCTGAAATACAAGGCCGCGTCCGTGCAGGTGCAGGCAGCGCAGGAAAAGCTGAACGCTGCCACGCAGAAATACGGAGCGGATTCCACTCAGGCGCAGGCCGCGGCGATCAGACTGCAGCAAGCCGAGCTGAAACAGCAGACAGCAGCCGACACCCTGAAAGCGTCGACCGAGAATCTGAAGGGCGCCAAGGAACGTCTGAAGAATCTTGAAGCCGAATTGGCGGCGCAGTCCTCTAAGTCCGCTACTGGTTTCGGTGCCGCCGCGAACGCGTTCAAGACTGGTTTTTCGACCATCGGTTCCGGTGTTTCCGGACTTGTGCAGAAGATTCCTCTGGTCGGCTCTGCCGTGAAATCGATTGGCTCGGCCGCAAAGTCGGTTGGTGGGGCGTTCACCGGCGCGACGACAGTCATACGAGGCGCTTTCGGCGGCGTCAAGTCAGTCGCGTCAGAAACCGCCGGTGCCGTCAAGGGCGCTTTAGGACGCATGTGGGATGGTCTGCCGGCAGGGGTAAGGTCCACCGTCTCCGCTTTTGGCAGTGGGTTCGCCTCTATCGGCAAGACTGTCGGTAGTTTCGCTTCGAATGTTGGAGAGAAGTTCGGGGAAATCTCGTCAAAGGCCGTCGAACATGTCAAAAACATGGCGACAGGCGTGGTCACTGCCGTCGGCGTCGGCATTGCCGCCGTCAGTGCGAAGCTTGTCGATTTCGGCAAGCAGGCGTTCCAAAGCTACAGTGATTACGAGCAGCTGAGCGGTGGCGTCGCGAAACTTTACGGCAATATGGGCATGTCTTTGGACGATTATGCCAAGCAGGCCGGGAAGAGCGCGGAATCGGTGCGTGCCGACTGGGAACGCAACGAGGCGGCGCAGAAGACCGTGATGGCGAACGCGCAGAATGCGTGGAAGACCAGCGGCATGAGCGCGAACGCGTACATGGAGCAGGCTACGAGCTTTTCCGCGGCTTTGATCAACGCTCTTGGCGGCGACACCAAGAAGGCCGCCGACATGACCGACGTTGCGATGCGCGCCATGTCCGACAACATCAACACTTTCGGCAGCAGCGCGACGGACGTGCAGAACGCGTTCAACGGTTTCGCGAAGCAGAATTACACGATGCTCGACAATCTCAAACTTGGCTACGGTGGTACCAAGGAGGAGATGGAACGTCTTATCAAGGACGCCAACGAGTGGGGGGCGGCGAACGGTGAGGCTTCCAATCTGAGCATCGATTCGTTCGCTGATGTGATTCAGGCGATTCAGCAGATCCAGGAGAAGCAGCATATCGCTGGCACTACTGCTCGTGAGGCCGCGTCGACGATCGAGGGGTCGGTCAGCGCGATGAAGGCCGCTTGGACGAATTGGCTTGCCGAGCTTGGCAAAAGCGACGCGGACATGGATGCGGTCACGCAGAATCTCGTGAACTCGGTGATGGCTGCGGCTAAGAATGTGATTCCTCGCGTCGGTGTCATCATCAAGAGTTTCGTTCATGCGATTCCTGGAATGTTCGACACTCTTGTGTCGACTTTGCCGGCTCCTTTCCAGAATGCCGTCAACGCCGTTCGTGGCGTTTTTTCGGATTTTGGCGGGATCATCGCCCCCGTCGCAGCCGCTTTGGCCGCGTTGGGCGCCGGCGGTTTCGGTGGATTGCTGGCTAACATTCCGCTTGTCGGCGGCATGCTTAAGCCTTTGACCGGCTTGCTTGGAGGATTGGCTTCGCCGATAGGCATCATCATCGCGATGATCGGAGCTCTTATCGCCACAAGCCCGCAACTGCGCAGCGAATTCGGGACGATGCTCACCGGCGTCCTTGACAGCCTCAAGCAGGCTTTCCAGACGCTCCAACCGTCGATAAAGACGCTCATGGACGCTCTGAATCAGCTGGTGCAGGCGGTCATGCCGGTGATCACGAATGTGATCGGTCAGATAATCCCGTTGCTGACGCCGATAATCTCCGCCTTGGTGGGCGTTTTGGTGCCTGTCATCCAAGGCGTCATCACCGTGGTCACGGCTGTGGTGCAGGCGCTTACACCTGTGATTTCGCAGATCAGCGGTCTGGTGACCGGCATGGTGGATGCCATCACGCCATTGATCCAAGGACTCGCACCACTTGTGGAGGGTGTGGGCCAGATTGTTTCTGGTGTGATTCAAGCGCTTATGCCCGTGATTCAGGCGTTGGTTCCGCTCGTGTCCGGCATCATTTCCGCGATCGTCGGTTTCATCGGCACGACGCTTCTGCCGACCGTGCAGGCCATGCTGCCGTTCATTCAGGGCGTCATCAGTGGAATCGCTTCGGTTGTCAGCGGCATTGTCAATGTGATCCAGGGTGTCATCAATCTGGTGACCGGTCTGATTCACGGCAATTGGCAGCAGGCATGGAACGGTTTCAGCCAGATCGTGCATGGTGTCGTGCAGGGTGTGCTTGGCTTCCTTGGTGGCATCGGCAGTGCCATCATGGGCTGCTTTGCCGGTGCTGGCGCGTGGCTGTGGAATGCTGGCGCGAGCATCATCAATGGTCTGCTCAATGGTTTGAAGGCGGCTTTCGGCAGAGTGAAGAGCTTTGTGAGTGGCATCGGCGATTGGATCGTCAGGCATAAGGGTCCGCTCAGCTACGACAAGGTGATGCTTAAGCCTGCTGGCTTGGCGATCATGCAGGGCTTTGACAAAAGTCTGAGAAATGGTTGGCGTGGCGTGCAGAAAACCATCGACGGAATGAACGCAAGACTGTCCGGCGGTTTCGACGTGGCGTTCGACACTGCTGGAATGTCGATGCCGGATGCCGGGGACTCGTTCGGAGCCAATGTCGCCAAGGATGTCAGCGACGGCATCAGATCCGGCTTGGAAGGCGTGCGTGCTGCCGTGAAGGATATGACCGTGCACGTTGACGGGCAGGTCGACAGGTCGAAGACCGGTAGGACGAATGTCACGAACGGAACGCCGGCAGGTGGTTCCGGTGGCAACACCTTCGTCACTCAGACATTCAATTATCCGGCGATCGCTCCGACAAGCATTAGCACGCAGCAGAAATTGCAGACGGCGGCAATGCCGCAATGGTGACAAGTAAAAAGGGTGGTGCAATGATTCTCGCGGAGTATCTCATCAATGGTCAGCAGCTGACCGGTGAGCATTCGAGTCTGATAGTCGGCACCACCCATTTCACAAGCATCAGCCCGCGCATCGATTCTGTCACGGTGAATGGCAGGAGTGGTGTGATGCTTCCGCCCGGTCCGGTGGCTTTCGACGCGTCGGAAATCACGCTGAAATTCATCACGAATGGCAGTGATGCGGATGCGGTGATGCATCGGTTCTACCGTCTCTGCCGTCTCGCCACCAGCCTGACTCGTGTGGAGCGTGACGTGGCCACCGGTCTGACGCGGAGCATGACCGCAAAGGCCGTGTGCACGTCCTGTCAGCCGGACGGTGACGAAATACCCTGGAGTGATCATCGTGCCGCCACGGCGGTCTTCCAGTTGCCTGACGTGTTTTGGCAGGGTGATTGGCAGACTGCCACGCTTCCCGCTGTGGGCGGCGGATTCCTTCACGGCGAGGTCAAGCCCGGCAGTGATGGGTGGTATTCCAATGCTCCGCTGCTTAATCTCATCCTCCGTTTTTCTAACGTGTCATCCGTGACAGTGACGGATCCGGTGACCGGCACGGATATCAAGTGGAGCGGGTCGAATGCGTCGAATCTTTATCTTGATGCCGGGAACCGTCGCGCGTGGACCGCAGACGGCAACAACGCTTGGACTGGCGGCACTGATGTGACGTCCGGCGTCGACTGGACAAGCGAACCGTTGCAGGTGTGGCCCGACGTCGATTCCGGTAGCTACACGCTGCGCATCAACCAGTCCGGCACGTCGGCGGTGACGTGCCGTTTCAAACCTTCCTGGGAGTGATCATGGCTAAATCTTTGCATGCTCGTCTCGTGGCCTACCGCCCATTCGGTGCGCGTATTGGCGTATTGGCGGAGCCGGTGAGCTTCAGCGCCTCGATGCTTCACAATGACGATGGTGCGATCAGCATCGAATACTCGCTGCTTTCCGGCGATGCCCAGGCATTCGACCGTGAGCTTACCGATGGTCTCGAAGTGGCCGTGGAAGTGTCGGACGGCACCGGCTATCAGGAGCCGGATAACGCTCGTTTTGTGATCACCGGGCGTTCCGGCAAGACGGACGATCGCACGCGCACCGTCACTTACAGCGGACAGTCGATAAGCTGGCTCCTGTCCAAGGCTGAAAACAATGATTCCAGCCATCTGCTAACGGACGGCGACAACAAGGGCAAGAGGCCCTTCTATACGTCAAATCCGGGCGTGATCCTCAAAACGCTGCTCGACGAGAACAAGCAGCGTGGCGGCGTGGCCACCGGACTGTCGCTCGGCTTCGACACCGCGAAGGACGCTGGCGGCGCGGCGTGGGCGAGGAAATACACGCTTTATTACAGTCTCGGCACGGATCTGCAGACGATCCTGTCGTCTCTTGTCAATGGTGGCGGCTGCGATTGGCGCACCACCGGTAGGACGCTCAAGATGTGGAATGCGGACAGCACCGCATTGAGCCGTGACCTGAGCAAGAGCATTGTGCTGCAATTGGCGCGTGACATCAGCGAGGCACCCTTCGAGGAGTCCATCGCCGATCTGGCCAGCACCATCCTTGTCGAGGGCGACAATAATCTGCTCTTCCGCATGGATAATCCGGCTGCTCCGACCCCGTGGGGCAAGTGGGAATCCTACAGCTCGCAGGGCGGCGTGTCCGACAAGGACACGGCGCAGTCCTTTATGCAGAGCACTTTGGATGATGCTGCGAGGGTACGTGGCCAGTACACGCGCGATCTGGTCATCGTCGAGGTGGACAGTCTGCCGCTCGTCGACTATCACGCGGGCGATTGGATAACCGCGCCCACCGTCAGCCACGGCGAGAAGGTGCGCGTGCAGGAAATCGACCTGAGCATGCGCCAGAATGAGGGCCTATCCTGCTCAATCGCTCTGAACGACATCAAATACGATGCCTCCGTCCGTCAGGCGAAGAAGATCAAGGGCATTACCGGCGGCGCCGCGTTGGCCGGTAGCGAGGGCGGCACGACCGCCTCTTCTGACCGTGACCATCGCGTGCCGAAGGCCCCTCTCGGATTGATAGTGCAGACGGACTCCTACATCGGGTCGGACGGGTATGCCCACGGCTTGGCCACGGCCATGTGGGGCGCGGTCACGCAGGCCACGAATAACACGGCCATCGAGATTGGCAGCTATGCCGTTGAGTGGCGCAAGCACGTGGATGGCGCGCCCTGGCATTCCGCTGGCACGACGGATAAGACGCAGCTCGGCTTCGGCGGTTTGGACTGCGGTACGCAAATCGAGGTGCACGTCAGGGCTGTGCCAACATATTCGGACAAGCTAGGCGAATGGTCGAGCGTTTTCGTGGCCACCGTCGAATCGGACACGACGCCATGCTCCGTACCGTCGAAGCCGGTGCTTTCCTCCGAGCTTGGCGTGGTCACCATCCACTGGGACGGCAGAACTGCCGTAGGCGCGTCGATGGAACCGGATTTCGACCATATCGAGGTCGGGGAGGATGCGGCAACTGCCGGCATGCAGGTCATCAGCGCCACGCAGTCTGGCAAAGGCGATTACGTCGTCACGGGTCTGACCGTCGGCGGCACTCACAGATACGCGTTGCGCAGCGTGGACCATGCCGGCAACAAGTCCGGTTGGTCGTCCATCGCGTCGGTGACGGTGGCGAGTGCGGTCCCGCAGGAGACTTTGGATTCCATC